CAGATACAGGAGTCTGCCATCTGTACTCTCCACGAGCATTGTCAACCATAATTACATTCTTTCCACCAAAACTTGACATTTGGTAAAGAGGCATTTCAACTTTTTGAGCCATAGCCCATAAGTCAACAGGACCTAAATCCATAGGTTCTGCATCTTTTAGCATGTTCACCAGGTGGTATGAATCCACATGGGAACTTGCGTTGTAAGCGGTATCTCTGAGGAATATACCATTGTTTAAAACTGGAGTTGCCATTTTTATATTTGTTTATTTGTTACTACTTAAAATCTTCTGAACATACTTCCCTTAGAAAGTTTTCTTGGTTCAGATTTAGATGCTGGCCTTCTAGGTTCATCATCATATTGTGTACTAATAGAGGAACCAACTTTTCTTGATTCTTCTGTTTTTAATTGTCTTACTACTTTCTCTGTAGCTGCTTTACCACCTTGTTCTCTTATCTTAGCTTCAAATCCTGCTGGATCTGCAAGTAACCAAAGAGCTTTAGCAATTAAGTCATGTCTTGGTTCAACAAACTGATACTTCTCTAGTAAGTGACCAAGTAAATTAGTTGGTTTTCCTGATATAGAAGGATAATTTGGTTGAACTAGTCCGGAGAATAATAAACCTTGAACTTTCTTATCTAACTTTAAACCACCAATTGTTCCTGATGCAAGTGTATTATAAACATTATCTTGGTATGCTTTTGCTTGTTCAGCTTGCATATTTCTTTTATGTTCTTGTTGTGCTAATTGTCTTGCAACAATTTCTTCCTGCATTGCATCTAACTTAGGTTTAAATTGATTAGCTTTTTGTTCTAATCTATTTAAGTCTTTCCAATCTTGGATTTCAGATTCAATTTCTTCAGCTGTTCCAAATCCTGTAGTATGAAGATATGCTCTTGCAATTTCTGCTTGATCATATTCATCTGAAGGATCAAGTTGTCTCATTTCTTCTACATGAGCAAGAGTTCTAAAAAGACCTTTTAAATCTTGTCCACCATCTGCTACATATTTAGCTGCTACTTGTAACTCTTCTGGAAGTGCATTAAAGAATTCTTTTGGAGTATTCTCTCTAATTGCATTTTCTCTCTCTTGAAAATTAGCTTCAAAAAGTTCTCTAAAATCTTTTGTAGTATAATCTTCTAATGATTTTTCATCATCAAAACCAAATAGAGTACCTTCTTCTATCATCTTAGCTGCTAACTCATGAAGACCTGATTTATCAACCTTTGGTCTTCCTTTGTTACCTGCATCTTCTTCTTGAGAGATAAGATTATCAAGTTCATTGATTGTCTCATCAGCTTCAATCTTTTTTTCTGCAGCTTCTTTTTTATCTGCTACTGTAGTACTAGGACTGTCAAAGAACGTAGTGTCTGTTGGTGTTTCTTTATGAAACATTGATTTAGGTTTGTCATCTTCATTTTCTGGTAGCATAACACTAGAAGCTCCCGGCATTCCAAAAATCTCATCAATATTTACATCTACTTGATCTACCGTTGTAGAATCAACGACCTTATTAAGGTCTTCTATTTCTTCATTCATTGTTGTTGGTTTTTTATGTTATACTTTAATATACTAAATAAACTTGAAAAATTTAAAGATCCCTGAAAAAAAATTGTAGTATATAGCTAACTACTATTTTTCTTTTCCAGGTTTCATATCAAACTTATTCTTATTTTCTTGTGCAATCTGTAATTGTTTATCAGCAATCTCTTTCTGAGCTTGAATTTTCTCTCTCTCAAGTTGACCTTTTTGATTCTCAATTGTCATTCTGTTTGTTTCTTTCTCTCTTTGTAATCCAGATTGTTCTTGATACTGTTCTGTATCTCTTATATCTTTCATTGCATCTTGATAATCAGACATTTCATTTTTGTCAACATCAGATGTAGCACCATATCCAGCTGCTCTAATTTCGGCAACTAGAATATCTCTTTGTCTATTTTTCTCATTTTCAGCTGCAACAGAATCAATCTTCATCTTCTCAAGTTCTTGTTGTTGTTGAAGTTGTTGTTCTTGCATTTGTTGTTGTTGCTGCATTTCTGCTTGTTTCTGTGCTTGAACTTTTTGTTCAGATTCTTTTAATGCTGAATTAAGTTGTGCAATTGAATCTGACTGAACAACTTTACCAAGATCATAAATAGATGCACCGGTAGTATTATTCTGAAGAGCCATTTGTTTTAACTGTTCTAGAATAGATCTATGATTAGCATTAGTACTTACTGCAATATTTAAATCTCTAAGAAGTAAATCTGTTCCGTTTATTTCAAAGTTTACTTTTTCATCTGCTGTAGTAACATAAGTTAATCTTGCAGATGGTTTTGTTGAATGATAATACTGAGCTAAATCTGTTCTCATTTGATGTACTCTTGGCATCAAGTAATCACAGTGTTGTATGAAAAACATTTCTGTCTGTGCATATGAAGCTGCCATTGCTTGTTCTACACCCGTAGCTGTAGTTTGAGATAACTGTTGTCCCATTCTTTGTGGGTTAACACCAATCACTTCATAAGCCTGTTGTTTAAAATAGTTTGCAAGTTGTATCCTTGACATTAATCTTTCTGTCTGAGCTAGATCAAGTTTTTGAAAATGTGAGAAATTTAATGCATTTTCTGTATTTGTAATAGAAGTATCTAGAGGAAGAATTTGAAAGTTCTTCATTGCTACAAATGCTTTAGCATAATTTCCTTTACCCCAATCTTCTCCTAATGAATGTTTTGGTAAAGAGTTTTGGTCAAGCATGATTACTGTACCAAGTTCATCTACTAAGATGTCTGCTATTTGATTGTTTACAATGTTATATCCAATTTGGTATGGTTTCATTAAGTCTAACAATGCAGTAGACTTAGTATTCCTATCGGAGAAGACAGAACCTTCTACTGGTAACTTACATCCATAAAGAGAATTGTCTCCTTTAAATTGAAACTTTAATGGTCCAATATGATTTCTATTTACACCAATATAGATAGGAGAGAATCCACCAGGATTATTCATACCCCAGAATGAAGGTACATTTGGTCCAATCTTTACACCACCCCATACTTCATTAATCCATATCCAATCAATGTGTTCTCCAAATAAAAGATTATCTTTTGATTTATTTTTAAAGAGTCTAGTATCATATATTGGCTTATCTGTTATTGTATAATCTTCAGATATTATTTCATTTGTTACTTCTCCTTCTTCAGTAATCTTAACAAGGTGTCCAACTTTCTTTTGAGATTTCCAATATGTTGTAGTTACTCTAAGTAAGTATGCAGTACCTTGATCATAGTAATCTTCTCCTTCAGCTAAGATCTGAGTAATAACATCAGATCCATCTAAAATATTACCTGCCATAAATGATGTATACTGTCTGTATGCTAATGAAGGCATATTAGTATTCCACTCATGACTCTTAGTTCCATCATAGAAAGAACCATCATTCTGAAGACCTCCAATATTATATCCACCGGATCTAATTGGATATACATTTTCTAATGCTTCATGTTGTTCTTGTGTAAGAACATGACCAAACTTATCAATAACATCTGCTACTGTAAACATATCTGTTTTACCAACCCAATTAGATTGTGACATGTATCTAATATCTGGAGACTTATGGTAGAAGGATATTACAGGATTCCATAATTCTACTTCATAATCATCCTCCATCATTTTAAAATGCCAGAACTCACGGTCAGTAATAAGCATATCTCTGAATCCTCTTTCTTCAAGTTCATCTATTCTGAATCTTTCAGTATCAACAGCATGTTGATGTGAAGCCCATTGTTCTACCATAGATCTATAATCCTTTTTAAAGAATTGTTCTATTTCAGGTAATGACTTCATATTTTCTGGAGACATTTGTTGTTGAGCTTCTTCTGATTCTGGATCAAGTCCTTGTTCCAACATTGCTGCCATCATTTTTGTAGATGCATCAGCCATTAATGTTTGTTCTACCTGAGCTCTTTTTTGTTCCAACATTTCATTGTATGAAAAGTCATCAATAGCTCTATAAGATAATTTAGTAGATCTTTTTGCAAATTCAGCTACTAGAACATTAATAACATTTGGAATGATAGGATAGAACTTTAACTCTAATGCAGAGAAATCTTCTTTTACAAGAGTTTCAACTATATCTCTATACTCATTGTTTTCTTCAACAATATAGTCTGTTCTATCTATAATACCTTTAGCAAGTTTATAGTTCTTCATTAGTCTCCTAGCATTTCTACGGATCTGTTTAAGACCTTGCCACTCTAACCAATCTAAATTCCATGCAGCCCATTCTTCTGTTTTATCTGTTTTAGGTAAAAACTGAAGAGGTTGAGTAATACTACCCATCCTGTTCTGTTGTGTTTTAGCACCCTTCTTAGCTTGTAATGCGTTTATAATTTGCATAATTTCTATTTAATATTTTTAAATGCTGATCTTTTAAATCCACTATTGCTCATATTACTTCCACTACCTCCCATATGTCTGAACGGACTCTTGTTTAATTTAAACAAATTTTCTGACTTTTGCAAGTTTTTGGCCACATCATCCATAATTACAGTTTTAGTATAACCACGATTTGATAGTTGAATTTTCATAAAAGATACAAGAGCAGCAAAGGAAACTAGTCTATCCACATTGACTCCATCTGCATATTCTCTCATTTCTTTAATTAACATTGGATCAGGAATTCTTTCAATACCATATATAGTTTTTACTACGGTGCCGTCCGGTTTAACTTCTTGATCTAATTCTTCTCTTGTAAACTCAATTGCATAACTTAACAAATGAGATTTAAATAAGGTACCTGTATTTTTCCATCCGTATTCCTGGAATACATTATTGTTAGAACCAAGATCTTTTAAGAACATAATTTGACTCTTTGGTACAAGATACTTTTGTTTTCTTCTTTGTATCATATACTGAATAAATAGAGAGATGTTATTTTCTACTAGTGTCCAAGCATTATACCATTCAATGATAAGTTCTAATCTATGATGTGTTTGATTAATGTCATCATATCTACCACACCATGCTGCTACAATCTTACCTTGTTCTATATAAGTTTCTGTTTCTGATCCGGTAACTTTGGTTACTTCAATAGGAGACTTCATTATGTAAATAGAACAAAGTGATTCTGATGTTGTAGTTTTTCCCTCACCCACGGGATCCACAGATGCATAATACATACCAAAGGTTGGATCTTTTACTGGTCTTTCCCATACAACAACACATCCTGTTTTATCTTCTGTTTTCTTTCTAATAGGAAATTCCATAATAGGACTCTTGTTACTTTTTGTAACTGAAGGTTTTCCTTCTGCATCAGTAGATATATCTAAATACTCATACCCATATTCTTTATCTTCAATTCTTCTATCTTGTGCGGCAAGAAGATGTGGAGGAAATACTGATACTGTTCTATTGTCAAATGCTTCTTTTATATTTCTGGGATGCTGAGATATTCTTAGCTGATAATCTTCCGGGGATAATTCTTCTTTCCATTTTATAAATTGTTCATCTAAAGCTTTTAATGATTCTTCTATAAGTGAATTTCCATACGGATCAATATGAGGAGGCATAGACCATTGTTCAGGTATAAACAAACCTGACATACCTTCTGTACCTTTTCCATCAATAAGATTAGTATGTACAGCATATACATCTTTAGTTCCTGGATTTTGAATCATATCTCTTAGTGGATTACACTGAGATAAATCCCCTACTGAACCTGCAGCAATAAATAATCCTGTAGTTATTAAACCAGATCTCATAGCTGGTCTCATGTACTCATATGTCTTATCCATCTTAGGAGCAATCCCGGCCTCTTCATGAAAGAAGTATTTAACTGGTCCACCGACACCATTTGTTGGATCTTTTTCAAATGACATACCTTGTATGGTTCCTTTAAGACCTACCTCAGTTTTTCTATCTCCTTTTCTAACTTCAATCTTTTGTTGCCACATCATTACTTTATCTGGTGACATAGGTCTATACCATGCAGTATGTTCATTTAGAAAAGCAGCATACTCTTGTAAGAACTTCCATGATCCTTTCTCATTAATGTAATCTTTAAGACTAGCACCTATTTTAAGAGTGACTCCGGCCTCAAACCATTGTTGATTTATAAGTTTACCCATATGATAATATGAAGATGCTATCTGACGTTTCTTTAATATAGCAACATGTTGATAGTTAAGTTCTGCTAGAAGTTCATACAATGCCATATGATACTGAGCATCTCTTATATCAGCAAATCCAAACTGTTGTATTTCTTTATTAAAAATAGGTAGAAAGTTTAACCACATATAGTATTCTCTTGCAAGAAACCATTTGTGTTCACCTTCTAAAATAATAATACCTTTTCTGCATTTAATTTTTTGGTCGTCCCAATAATTTACAAAGTCTTTTGATTTAAAGGGTGCTGTACAGTATACTCCATTTTTTCTAAATTTATCTGATTCAGATACAAATAGTTTATTTGTAGTTTCATTGAATTTGTACTCACCAGGTTCTTTAAATAAATCAAAGATGAAGTCAGAGAAGTCACTTCTAGATTCAAAACTTGTAGTTGTCCATGTTCCATTGTCATATGTCGGTATATCTTGATAAATTTCACTCATAGTTATTGATCATAAGCCATACCAATTCCTCCTCTAACTTTACTTGATTGTTCATCTTGAAGATCTTTGTAGACTCCTTTGAATGATGCTCTAATCTGATCAAAGTTTTTAGCAGCAGCAACTAGTGAATTAATATTACCATCTCTTCCTGCAGAAATGGGTGTTGTCTCCATATATCTAGCTAGTCTATCTAACATGGATGCCATACCTTTATATGCTCTAGATGTAGGAGTCTCATACATTCTTTGACAAAACTGTAAACCAATATGGATATCTTCGTCTTCTGTAGAGAACTCTGCTCCTATTTCTTTTAGTATAATATGTTCTTTGTCAATTTCTGGAGTATGAAAAAAAGGATTCATGTCTGGATTAGGACATGTCATGTAGAATAAATATAAGTAGATCTTAAGATGATCTTCTGGATAGTTATCCATTATATCTTTTAAAGCTTTTAATGTATAACAATGTTCTGTTGGAATAACAACTCCATTATGAACGTCAAACAATCTTACTATCATAATTATTTCTTTTTAATTTTGTCTTTGTTATCTTGAATGTAATGAAAAATTGCCAATACTTCATCAATTAAATAAGGTATATAAATTGGAGTTACTTCCTTTACAATTGGATCTCC